AAATCATCAGCATCTTCCGTGCCGATTAAATTATCCTTAATGTCTTTGATTCTACTCATTTAATTCCTAGTTCTTTCTCTGTAATGACTTTAAATTGCCATTGTCTATCAGCACAATATTCTCTTGCTTCTTTCCATTTTGTTTGGTTTATGGCATATGTATATGCTTCCTTAATATATCTTTTAGTTTGCCTTTTTGGTTTTTTAGGTGGACTGCATTGTTTTAATGGTTTTACTTCAATAACATATTTTTTTATACTACCATCAGATTCTCTTACTTTCATGTAGAAATCTGGAAAGTATCTGTGTTTACGATGATCAACTGGAGACACATAATCTATTGATATTTCTTCACTGTTCCATTCTAATACATTAGCATTAGAATCACAGTAAACCATGAATTTCCTTTCCCACAATGATCTAAAAGTTATATTCGTAGGATCACCTTTATATTTGTGAGGAGAAGTTGGATAATACTTTCCTTTATAAGCCATCTAAATAGAAATGATATAGTAGAACTATTTAGAGTGCCTGTTCCAATACCAAAGAAGATATCCCAAATTCTTCCAACATTCCAAAATGTTGCTCAGACTTCTCATTACCTAGTTAACTTTGGACTTCCATCTAAAGCTTTGAGATCTCATCTACAAGCTAGAGGAGTTGATCATAGATTTCATCTTAGTGAGATTGGATTATTATGTAGTGCTGCTGTTTTGCCTGGATCTGCTTTTGCAACTGAACTTGTAAGAGGTAATTATCAAGGTGTTATGGAGAGTATGCCTCATACTAGAAACTTTACTGAAATACAATTAGAGTTTTATGTGGATAATGAATATAAGTCACTTAAATTTTTAGAGCATTGGATGGAATTTATTACTGGTGGATCAGGAGCAGATCCTTCAGATGATGCATATAATTTCCAATTAAATTATCCAGAATTGTATAAATCCGATACAACAACTATTACAAAGTTTGAAAGAAATTATAGACAGAGACTAGAATATACATTTCGTGGTTTATATCCAAAATCATTGACTATGGCAAGAGTTGCTTATCAATCTTCTAATATATTGAGAACAACAGCAGCATTTGCATTTGATAGGTATATTTGTGGTTCAACTTCTTCTGCAGATAGAAGAAGAGGTACTGATAATAATAAGATTAGTGCTAATTCTGCAGCTAATAGATTATATAATAAGGTACAACCAAAACCTGAACCTGGAAATCTTGAATTATTAAATTCATCCCAATCAGAACTTGATTCTCTTAGGAATTATGGAATGAAACTTGGAGATAAATTGTATGGTGGTAATAGTGGTGGTGGTACTGTTATAAGTGAAGGTAGAGTAATTTAAAATAAGTGCTATAAATAAAAATACTGAAGTGCTACAAACATTATGCCTTTACCAAAAATTTCCGCACCTTCTTATGAGTTGGTTATTCCTTCGTCTAAAAAGAAAATTAAATATAGACCTTTTTTAGTTAAAGAAGAGAAAATACTTATTTTGGCTATGGAGAGTCAAGATACTAAACAAATTGCAAATGCAGTTAAAGATGTTATTTCCCATTGTATTTTAACTAGAGGAATAAAGGTTGAGAGATTATCAACATTTGATATTGAATATCTATTTTTAAATATTCGTGGAAAATCTGTTGGTGAAGAAGTTGAGATTATGGTAACTTGTCCTGATGATGGAAAAACTAAAGTTGCAACAATGATCAACATAGATGATATACAAGTTCAAATAAACGAGGATCATAGTCCAGATATTAAATTGGATGATGAATATTCAATGAGAATGAAGTATCCTTCTATGGATGAATTTATAAAAACTAATTTTGCAACAGGTGATGTTAATGTTGATGATACATTTAAATTAATTTCATCTTGCATTGATCAAGTATATTCTGAAGACGAGTCTTGGACTGCTGCAGATTGTACTAAAAAAGAATTAACTGATTTTATTGAATCTCTTAATTCAAAACAGTTTAAAGAAGTTGAAAAGTTTTTTGAGACAATGCCTAAATTATCTCATACAGTTAAGGTAACTAATCCAGAAACAAAAGTTGAGAATGAAATTGTATTGGAGGGACTACAAAGTTTTTTCGTATAAGTATGGCTCATGAAGATCTTGAGTCATACTATAAAGTAAATTTTGCCCTGATGCAACACCATAAATATAGCTTAACAGAGTTAGAAAATATGATTCCTTGGGAAAGGGAAATTTATTTAACACTTCTTCAACAATATATTGAAGAAGAAAACCTAAAAGCACAGCAAGCAGCAAACAATGGCTGAAGTAATAACATCACCAATAGCAAATAGCATTAATGCTATCAGGAGAAGATTTTCTGCTAGTACTTTTGCACCTGCTATGAATGCCATCAGAGGTGATAGAAATTCTCCAGTAGATCCTGAGTTAACTAGGATAATTATTAGGAATACTAATGCAGTAAACACAGTTACTACACAGTTAACTAATGTTGCTAGTCAGGTTAATGTTTTAACTAATGCATTAGGTGCGATATCACAAAGTTTAGCTTTAAGTTCTCAGTTAGATGATCAGAGGATGAATGCTGAGGCTAATAGACAGCGTCAATTAGCAACATTAGGTCTTAGGGAAGGAAAAGAAGGAGCAATAGAGAAAAAAATAGCTAATGCTGCATTAGCACCAGTTGAGTATCTTGCTAAAAAGGCAACAAATATATTAAGTGCTTTAGGTCAATATTTTGGAACTATTTTATTTGGTTGGTTAGGAACTCAGACTCTTGATTACCTGGCTGCTCTTGCATCTGGTAATGAAGAAAAAATAGCTGAGATAAGAAATAAACTTCTTACTGGTCTTGCACTTGGTGCTAGTGCATTTATAGCTGTGAATGTAGCTATTACTGCATTAGCAAGGATGCTATCGGGACTTGCTAAAAAGGCTATTGAAATTACTTTCAAAAACTTAATAAAGAAGCCGTTTATAAGTTTAATTAATTTATTCAGGAAAGGTGCAGGAGCATCATTGATGCAAGGTGGAATGAGAAATCTTCCACCACCACCATTAGGTCAAGCAAAAAATTTATTACCTGGTAATAAATTAAGTCCTCTTGCAAGAGTTGGAAATTTCTTTAAGAGTAGTCTTCCTTTTGGTTTGTTTGATGCTGGTATAGATGTTATGGGGGGTAAAAATCCCGTTGGTGCTGCAATTGATACGAGTGGTGGATTACTTGGTGGAAAATTAGCAAGTAAATTACCAATGTTACGTGGTAAGAAAGGTATTGTAAAATGGTTAGCAAGTGCTTTGGGTTTTGTGGGCACAAAATCACTTGTTGAAAATCAAAGATTAAATCTTATAGGTGGTGATAATCAACAACAAGTTCAACCACAAGGAGGAGATGGTACTGTTTCAAGTAATCAACTTCTTAAACAACAACTTTTGAGTGGAGAAGTTAGTGTAGATCAAGCAATGGAGGGACTTACTCCACAAGCAGCAGAAGGGGGAGAAAAAAAGGAAGGAAATCGTGGATTGCTTGGTTGGAGATCCTCTCTTGATTGGATGAGTGGTGGATTAACTGATTTTGATAAGAAAGGAAGTGATTGGAATTTATTTAATGGTAAGTCAGACAAAAAAGAACAGTTAAAACAGCAGGATCTTACTTTACAAGAACCTGCACCTGAAGTTATTAATCTTGCTGCTGGTGGTGGTGACCAACAAACTCAAAATGGTAGTTCTGGAACTGGTGGTCTTGGTGGTAATGTTCCTAAGATACCTGCAAATAATAATGATAATACTTACGTTTACTCTGGATTTAGAGAGTATCAAATAGCACCTGTATAAGTAAATGGCATCTTCTCAAGTAGTTAAGGGGTTAGTTCTTAGATCTTCTCTCAATTTAAAAGCCATATCAAACTCAAGTAAGGCTTTTTCGTCTGGGATGCAGAAAGCAAGTAAGCTTACTAGTAAGATTTCTGAGGATCTTCAGTCCAGTGTTATATCAAAAAGGAAATTAATATCCAATGATGCTTCATTCTTTAGAAAAAGAAGAGATGCTGTAAAAAGGAAAGAAAATGAAAGTATTATTGAAGCAGCTGGTATTTCAGGAGCTGTAAAAAGAACTGGAAAAGTTATTTCTGATAGTACTAAAGGATTCTTTGGTAGAGTATTGGATTTTGTGGGATATACTATGGTTGGGTGGTTAGTCTCTCAATTACCAGGAATTATTAAGGGTGCAACAGCATTAATGAAGAGAATACAGGGTGTTATTGATACACTTACTAGATGGACTAATTTCGTTGTTGGTATATTTACGGGGGTAGATTATGGTTTACAAACAGAGAAGCAGAAGTTAGAATCAGTTAGATTACAGGAGAGTGTGAATGATCTTAATAAACAACTGGATCGTACTACAAGTGCATTTGGTGAAATGGAAGGTCAATTATGGGAAGGTGAAGGTGAATTGAATAGTGCTATTGATGAAGAGAATAAAAAATCAGAAGGTACTACAGAAGATGGAAATCAGGCAGAAGGAAAAAATCAATGGTGGGATGTTCTTGATTTATTTCCAAATAAACAAAAGGAAAAAGATAATGAACAGGAAGAAGTTCAACCACAAGAAGAGTTAATTCCAAATAATAAAAAGGAAGATAAGAAGGAAGATAAAAAAGAAGATAAAAAAGAAGATAAAAGGGAAGAAGATAATGATGAAGAAGAATCTGAAAGTGATATAATAAAGGATGTGGAGTCTATAAAAGGTGACTCTAATTTAGAGCAGTATAGGGATGGTGGAATTATAGATGGAAAATCTCATGAAGAAGGTGGAAAAGATATTAATGTTGAGGGTGGTGAAGCTATTATACCAAAGAGAAGTGTAGACGATTTAGGACCTGAGTTTATTAATCAACTTATTGCTGGTAATGTTGATACTAGCAATAAATTAAAAGATGCAGGAAGTTTAATGAAAAAACTTGTTGCAGAACATTCTGATGAGATGAAGGGTGTTGATGGTATATTTAATGATATGCAAGGTGATATTGATAAAGTTAATAAGAAGAAAGATAAGGGGAACCGTGGATTCCTTGGTTGGAGATCTTCTGTTGATTGGATGACTGGTGGATTAACTGATCTTGATAAAAAAGGAAATGATTTTAATCTTATTAATCCTAAGAATAAGAAATTAGAAGGAGTAAAAGGAACAAATCTCAATACTCAAAGAAAAGGATCGGTTGTTTATATGGTAAATAATAAAGACGGTTCAGGTTCTAGTTCTCCTCCACCTCCTACACCAAGTTCTAAAAAAGGTAGAACAATTGTGATAGACTCACATCGCCTTATCTACAAAAAAGTAGCATCAACATTATACTCATATACTTAAATGTCAGCAGTAGATCCATCAATATACGAAGAAATTATAATTGAATCAGCAGACGGTTCAAAGTCAGTTGATATAGCTGCTGGTGTGGTTATGATTGATTATTATGAAGATATTATTTCTCCTACAATTACTATGAAGTTGCAAGTAATAAATGATGGTGGAACTATAGAAGGAGAAGATGGTGAATTACAGACTTTATATAATGGTTTGCCTTTAAGGGGTGGTGAAAGAGTTAGACTTAAAGTTCTTGGTAATAATGATGTTAATCCAGGACTTGATTTTGCTAGTGAGACTGACAAGTACTTATTTGTTTCTAGTATTACTAATGTATTATCTAAAACTGATAATGAATCATTTACTTTAAATTTAGTTTCTCGTGAAGCAATAACTAATGAAACAACAAGAGTTGGTAGAAAATTTCCCACTTCTCTTAAAATTAGTGAGTCTGTTAAAAAAATTATTAATGATAAAAAGTATTTAAGTACTAAGAAGACAATAGATATTGATGAGACTCAAAATAAATATGGTTTTATTGGTAATATGAGGAAACCTTTTACTGTGTTAACTTGGTTAGCATCTAAAAGTGTTCCAGGAAAAACTAAAAAGAGTTCAGGAACTGCTGGATATTTCTTTTATGAAACTAAAAGTGGATATAAATTTAAATCTATTGATAGTATGATATCTGGAAAACCTTACTCTGAAGTTTATGAATTTACTGAAGTTATTCAAAAGGGTGAAGGTAATGATTATAAAATTATAGACTATAGTACAAATCAAAACCAAGATTTATTGGGAAATTTGCAGAGAGGTACATACTGTAGTCAGAGAATATTCTTTAATCCATATACTTTTGAATATACAGATCCTGCAAAGGGTTTATTTAAATTGGAAGATTATAAAAAGAATACTGAAAATCTTGGTAAAGATATAAAATTGCCAAAAATAAATGGCAATCCTTTTGATAGTAGAACTTTAGGAGATATTCCTAGTAGAAATGTTACGGCAGTTCTTGATGTTGGCACAATGGAGCAAGATGCTTCTGTCGATGCAAAGAATGCTGATCCTGGTAAAACACAATCTCAGGCAATGATGAGATATAATACCTTGTTTACTCAGATGATTTCTATGACAATTCCCTCAAACACTGAGTTGGAGGCTGGTAATATTATTGAATGTAAATTCCCTAGAATTACTAAGAATGAAAAGAAGGATAACGATCCTGAACAAAGTGGTCTATATATGATTAAGGAATTGTGTCATCATTTTGATCCAACAGGATCTTACACTTCATTAACACTAATAAGCGATACATTCGGATCTAGACCAACATGATAGAGCAATCACTATTAAAAAGTAATTTTGTAGGAAGAGATGGTTTTCGTTGGTGGATAGGACAAATCGCACCAGAAGATTGTCAAGGTGATCAAATAAATCAGGAAGGATCTTCTTGGGGTAATAGGATCAAAGTCCGTATTATGGGATATCATCCTCAAGATCTTACAGAATTGAAGAATGTTGATCTTCCTTGGGCACAAGTTTTATTACCAACTACTGCAGGATCTGGTGGTGCTGATAGGTTTAGATCTATTAGATTAAGTCCAGGTGATAGTGTATTTGGATTCTTTCTTGATGGTGATGATGCACAATTACCAGTTATTGTAGGTCTTTTTGGTAGAACTAAGGGGCAATTCCCAGCTAAAGGATATAGTATGCCTTTTGCACCTTTTACTGGGTATACTTCAAAGATAAAAAATGATGGTGCTACTTTTGTTAAGAGTGAAATTGGTGAGCAATCTTCTAGTGCTCAACCATTACCAGTTCAACTTCCTGAAAAGTTAGTTACAAAATTGAATGAGAATTTAGAAGAAGTTGATAAATTAAGATCTACTCATCCTGTTATAGGTAAAGTTATTAATCTTGCTAGTAATGACTCAAGTTCTACAGTAAGTGAAATAAAGGATCAAGTTGGTGGATTGGTTGATGATATTCAAGGTATGGTTGCTGGAGGTAGTTTATCTGAATTGTCTGGAGCAGCAAAACAGTTATCAAAGAAAAAAATAGGACTTGTTACTGATAAACTTGCTGGATTATCTGGTGGATTAGCTGGGAGTATGATGAGCAGTCTTACTAGTGAAATGGGACCTAAATTGAATGGTGGGTTGAAAAAGTTATATAAAGGTGTGTTTGGTACAGTTTTTGCTGCTACTAAGAGTCGTTCTGAAGCTAAAAAAGCTGGTGCTAAAGCACAGGCAGCTTTAATTAACCCTCTTAAAAAAATTGAAGAAGGTATGCCATGTATTATGCAGAATATTATAGGCGGTTTGAAAGATACTATTAGTGGAATGCTTAAAGGATTATTAGAGAATGTTAAGAATTTTGTTTCTTGTATTGGTGATCAATTTATTGGTGGATTGATGAATCAGATTATTGGAGGTATTACTAAAGGTCTTGGACCACTTTTAGGTGGAATAGGTAGTATATTAGGTGGATTTAGTCCTGGTGATTTTTTACGAGGAAAGGCAGAAGCATTACTTAATATTGCTAAAATGTTTGAGTGTGAGACACCACCAAAACCATCTAATCAAGAAGTTACTAAGTGGGTTCTAGGTAAAGGACCAATGGAAGCTGCTGAGATTGCAGTTGATAAGATATTATCTGTTGCTAATACTGCTGATAAATTAACAGAAGGTTTAGTAGATGCTGCTCAAGGATTAAGTATTGCTGGTGGTAGTTTAGGAGTATTTGATTTTATGAATCCAAGTGTATCTGTTCCTAAGTTTAAGAGTCCATTGGGTGAATGTTATGGTGGTCCTCCATTAAAATGTGCTGGTGTAAAAGTTAAAATTTTTGGTAGTGATGGAGTTGGTGCAAATGCCAGAGCAATTTTAGGTAATAGAATTGGAACTGGTGTTGAGGCAGTTGGTAGTCTTATTGGTATTGATTTGAAGAGTGGTGGATCTGGATATAATAGACCACCGTTTGTAGAAATAACTGATGAGTGTGGACAAGGATATGGTGGAGTTGCTAGAGCAGTAATTGATTATGATGAAGATTCTCCTACTTATCAGCAAATAACTGATATCTATGTTGTATCTGAAGGTGAAAATTATCCAATTAAAGATGATGAAGATCAAGTACCAGTGGTAGTTGATCGTGTTACTATTGTTAATCCAGGACAGGATTATGATAAAGATGATAAGGTGACTGATGAAGATGGTAATGAATATATTACCTATGTTGATAATATGGGAAGAATAGTCAATGTTATACCACCAAGTGCTGCAACAGTTAATGTTAAGGAGATATCTAAGTTACCAGAACTTAAAATTGATACGAGAACAGGTTATGGTGCTATCTTGAAACCAAGATTGGGAGCAAGACCTCCATATCAAGGTGAAGTTAAGCAGGTTATTGACTGTATTAGTTGAAATAAATAACAGAGTATAGGTAAGTAAATGTCTAATAAAACATCTTGGCAAAGTAGATCTGTTGATTCTTTCGGACCTAATTTCAAAATAGAAACAGCAAGTCCAAAGTTTGGTATGTCTGGATCTAGGATATATGCTATAACTGGTAGTTCAGAATCTGGTAATACTAGTATAGAGATGGCTGATACTGGAAATTTAGATATTACTGTTGATGAAACTCTTACTCTTGCTGGTGGTGGAGGAAAGGGTAATGCAGGTGCAGAAGGATCTGATAAAGGTGTTAACATAATATCTACAAATGGAACTGGTATTAGTATTACTGCAGATAATGGAAAAATTACAATAAAGGGTAATGCTATTTTAATAAAATCTGATACTACGATAGATTTTGAGGCTGGTAGTAATATTACTTTTAATAATAAAGGTAATAGTATAAATCTTAATTGTGAAACATTAAATACTACTGCTAAGTATTCTAGTACTCTTTGGATAAGAGATGTTAGTTGGATGGGAATGTGTTTTGGTGGAACTCAAATACCAACGGATAGGTTATAAGATATGGCAGAATCCGATAATTTTGAAGGTTTAAATGGGGGTAATAATCATAGAGTTGGTAATGTAGCCGAATTTTATAATGATGTCTATGTTTATGGAACTCTTTATGCGGATTTATTTGGTAATGCAGATTTTGGAGATGGATTAAATATAAATGTCCAAAATTTAAATGTAAGTGGTATTGCTACATTTAATGATGATGTTTTTATTAATGCAGAATTATATACAGATTATTTAACAGTAAAGCATAGATTTAATGTTGGTTCGGCAGGAACTGTTTTTGTTGCTATATCTTCTCAGAAAGATGCTGATGATGGTCAGACGGCAGGTCGGGTTGGAATTGG